CATGTGAACTTTAACTCCATCTTCGTCTACGGTTATTTGAATCCTGCCGCAGGTTGTATACACGCTTACTTTTTGCTGATTTGCTCCGAATCTTGTGCTATGGATCTTATGTTGTTTCATGGGGAGTCTCCAATACGAGTCTGGACTTAGATACCTTTATAGCCTCTGGGTTTTTGTCGCAGCCTAAAGCTCTACGACCTGACTGGATTGCTGCTACGAGATGACCTCCTGAACCACAGCACGGATCTATGACTAACTCACCTTCGAGTGTACACATTTCTATGAAGTGCTTGAGGAGATCTAATGGGCGCTCTGTAGGATACTTACTGCTCATGGGTCTTTGGAAGGATACTATGTTGGGGCCTAGGCGTTCTGGCATACTTACGGTACCCTTACGTAAATGACAGAGATACTCGTATGTTTGGTCTCCAGTGGCAGCTCCGTTTATCGCAGGTGTGGATTTGATTTTGTTCCATATCCACGGTGGGTACTCGACCTCTAGGTCTGGAATTAACGTACATGCGCGTTCGATCCAGAATGTCTGTATCCAGGAGCTAAAGATCCACATGTGAGCGTTAGGTTTTAGGGCTAAGTATAGTTTTGGGATTAACTCGTGTACGAAACTCTTAACTGTTTCTTCGTCGTCCTGCCATTGGGTTCCATGCGAGGATTTTGATAAAGTATGTGATTCAAATACGTCTATGCCAAAAGGTAAGTCTGTTAGTACTAAGTCTACGCTTTCTTCTTCGAGTGTACCTAGCCAGTCTAAGGCGTCGCTTAAGACTACGATGCCTTCTAGATCCTGTCTGTGGTTCTCCATTGCCCTGCGTGCTATTTCGCCTCGTATTTCTTTTATCTTATATGCTTTGAACTTACCTAAGATGCCGCTCTTGGAACTCTCGTCTTCTAGGTTTTTTAGCTCGGGGATGTGTTGTGCTATGTCTAAGACCCTCGCTACTTTGCGATGGTCACTTACTGAGGCTTCTGATATGTTTAGGTCTTTCGCTGTGTCTTTTTGGGAGTGACCCCCCTCCACCGCTCCCCGCCCTCGTTTTTGCTTACCTTTCTTTTGCTCCATTAAACGTTCGTATTCGTCTACGGCGCGAGATTCTTCTGCAGGTGTTAATGGCTCACGTTTAATGTTTTCTTGGAGTTCTATGGTGTGTCTATGCCAGTCGTCTTTTGGAGATATCATTGATATTTTTATGTACTCGAAGTCTGCCCAGTTTTCGTATGTGTCTTTGTTGTGTATAATATGCTTGACTGCTTTGAGTCTGCGTTCTCCTGCTATTAGTACAAAGTTTGTGTCTACTACGATTGGTTGGATCTGCCCTACTTCGTGGATGCTATCTGCGAGTTCTTGTATTTTGTTTGGTGCAAACTCTTTACGCTGCCGTGTCATGGGGATACGGATCTTGAGAGGATCACACTGCTCACACTGCTCGCTTTCTATGTTATCCATAAAATTACTCCTAAATAAAAACAGGGCTGTGGGTAAGCTCCCTTAAAAACTTACCCACGCCCTATAGTCAGATCCTCATCCCACAAGGAGGTATGATAGGGGACGATCCCCTTACGATCTAACTACAAAAGCTCAAGACTAGAGAGTTATGCTACTTCTGGCTCTCTACTTGAAACCCTGCTGTGTGTGTGCTAGACAATAAATCTTTCGATCTTGATCGAGGTTCCTGAATTACCAGTAGTCTCGTTAGACCATTCTTCAGACTTAATCTTAGCTGTAGCTTCGTTACCAATAGCTTCGTCTAAGTCCTCGGAGATATTATTCTGGATGTCCTCAAAATTCAACTTTACTTTGCGGGATTCATACTCGTCGCTGTCCGGATCGAGATCGTTAAGCTCAGAGAGTCTGTCTGCGAATACCGCAGTAGTGGCCTGGTTGAAGAACCACGAACCCCACGAACACCAGTGAAATACCGTGAAGCCATTATCGTCTGGATTCTCAGCGTTAATGACCTTGAACTCGAAATTGATGCCAGGCTTTTCGGAAGCTCTCGACTCACGGTACGTCCACTTATTGAACATAAGCTCGTAGGTTCCAGGATCGAGTGTACGGTCTAGCTTCTTCTTTTCGTTTTCGAGGCTACCAAATTCGAGGTCTTGATAAAGTTCACTCATGAGAAGTGTTATCCTTAGTTAAGATTATGAAAAGTGAATGTTATGATGTGTCAGCTACATAAAGGTCTCTAGTGCTCTTCTGAAGCTCCTTTCTCTGATGCCGCTGACAGGCTGTGTTGAAGAGCAATATTGACACGGGTAAGTGTTTCGACAGTTTCGCTAAAGCCTACAGATCGAGCTTTAGCTATATTGTCTATTAATATTCTTTGTAGCAAATACCCATCTTCTTCTGTGATGGGTATGTATACTGTATCTTCTGGCATTTTAGCATATCCTTTGTTGATGTTGCCAAGAAGATTAAAGTCTTTCTTAGGATTCATGGCAATAGTGTGTCAAAGTTCTGAGGCATTTCTGCCTCAAGGTTAGGGTTGCGGACTCGTGCGGTGTATACTCCGCTTGGACGGGTTTGCCATATATAAGATGCTTTGTCTCCTTTACCTTTTACGACTGCGTGAAGTACGTAGTCGAAATACGATGGGATTATTCCGGCGAGCTTTCCAGTGAGACTAGGTACTATCTTTACGATGCCTGTGGTTTCGTTTTCTTTCGAGTCCTCGTGACACACTATGATGAGATTTTTCTGCATCATGATTAATGCCTCGATGAACTTTATCGTAAGTCTCATTGCGATGCCGTAATCTGGTTGTGTTGGTGCGGCATCTAGGGCTTTATTGTTCGATGCCATAGTGTGATCCATAATGGCACCATAGAGTCTTGTCATGGAGTCTATGATTATTGTTTTCGGTTGACATTCTGGATCTGCTTTATGTAAGCGTTGCAAAGCATCTTTGATTTGATCGTATGCTACTGGAGTTTCTTTACCGTTCTTGTTCTTGGCTAAGCGATCTGGTATGATACCTCTAAAGCTACCTTCTAGGAAATCACCTTCCAAGGCTTCTGAACCCTCGTCTATGTCTATGATGAATGCGGGCAAAGCACGCTCTGGTAAAGTGCGTAAACAGAATGTCTTGCCGCTTCCTACATCACCATAGATCAGGGTTTTCTTGGGCGCGTCGTCTCGTTTTTTCGCCATGTCTAGATGCTGTGGCATATTGCTACCTATCGCCTTTCTATCTGGCTGCTGTATCCCAAACCAGTTTGGAGTATTGTGCATTCATGACTGTTTGTCTGAATCCATGTGATGCGCTGCATATATCGAAATATGGACATAAGCGATTCCATGATGTACATGCGTCTTTGCCGTACATGGGATAAAAGTTATCATAGTACATGCGGAGGATCTGAGCACACGTTACTTCGATGCCACGTTTCCACTCTGCGATTATGGTTTCATTTATTGATAACGAAGATCTATAAAACGAGTCATTCTTAGGTGATACCAGTAGTACGTCTACTATGAAGTCCTGGACTTTGCTGTATTCTGGAATTTGCTGAGCTGCCCATACGTATCCTATGAACTGGTTGCTGAGAGCAAAGCTCGGGACTAAGTATTGCGATTCCCATGTGGAGGTTTTGTGATCCATACATACGAGTTTTGTGTTGTCGCTTAGGATCTTATCTATGAGTCCTCCGTATCGTACTTGCCACTCTGTACCATCTATTTTTATTGTGCTTAGGTTTGATTCAAAATACAACTCGCTGTCTACTGTGTTGTATATGTCATCTTCTTTCATCCAACGCTTTGCGTAGTTTTCTATTAAACGTACGCCACGGCCTGGTGTGCGTTTGGGATCTTCTGGTACGGGTTGGTATGCTTCTAGGAATGTGTCGAGTGCTGATGGTAAGTGTTCCTCCATGAATAAGGTATCCAGGGCTTTGTGAACTGCGATGCCGAACAACAATGGGCTGTCTGGGATCTTTATGGATTCTGTCGAAACTGCCATACCACCAGGTACGAGAGCTTGTGCGATGCGATGTTGGAACTTTCGCGGGCACGTGCGAAATTCGCTTAGTGCGTAGTTATCTACTTTTATTATGTGCTCGTCTTTGTAGATTCCTGTTTTCATTTGTGAGTCTCCTCTAGAGCGTATTCGCGTAGGTCATCTAGCAACTCGCCGCTGAGAAATGCCAGTAAGTCTATGCCTTTTGTTCCTATTGTTACTGCCTCTATTATGGCCTCTGGAGGATATCCAGGATCTTCGAGGCTCGCGGATGTTCCTGGTTCTATGAGTACGCTTACTATGTAGGGCTCGTTGAAATCTTCGCTTTGGTAGCTGAATGCTAGTGTTATGGGCATGTTCCTATCCTTTTCTATATGCTGTTTAGTAGATCCATGGTTTCTTTGCTGCTCATGCGTATTTCTTCTTTTGTTTTCTCATGTTTCCGTTTCTTTGCTTGTGGCCTATCACTGTTGTTTAGCTTTGCGTTTTCTAGGAAGTCTAAAGCCTCGCTAAGTTCGCTATCGCTTAGCTCTCGTATGTCTCGTATTAAGAGCTCGTAGTCTGTTGGGATTGGCTCTAGGTCTGAGCTTGGTGCGAAGGCTCGGTTGGGATCTCCGGGTTTGCCTTGGAGCCATGTATGAGTTTCGTCTGCTGGCTCTGC